TGACGGGGGTGCCGGATCGAATAGTAATCCTGAACCAAAAAGTCCAGTTCGTGGAGTTGAAAACGCCCAAGGGGATACTGTCAGCACGACAAAAGGTGGTATTCAAGGAGCTGGAAAAAGCTGGGTTTATCGTCGATATAGTTCGAAGTAAAGCAGATGTTGAAGCATTTATATGGCACGCGACCCTAAAAAATTGCAAATAGCAAATGCATGTGGACATGCAAGAGAACGCGCTAAAAAATTAGGGCTGCCTTTTGACATAACGACAACGTACTTACAATCAATCGCAGGTGACGAATGCCCCATCTTTAGAACCCCGTTTGTTTGGGGCCAGTCTAAAATGGGGCCCGGGTACGCGTTAGATAACGGCCCGCAGCTTGACAGGATTATTCCGGAGTTGGGTTATGTGGAGGGCAACGTTGCGTTTATTTCGCAGCGGGCCAACCGCATCAAGGATAATGGAACCATGGTCGAGCATTACGCGATTGCAGACTGGATTTGGGGGCAGACACGTGCTAAACAGAAATCAACTACATGATTATCAACTAAGGATGATAAATCAGGCCTCCAAACTTAATGCTGTGGGGCTATTTGCAGAGCCCGGGACAGGTAAAACAATCATGGCCCTGACAATCATTGCGGAACAGTTTGAAGGTACAACACTTATTATCGCGCCTAAGCGCGTAGCGGAGAATGTATGGGACAAGGAAATAGCAAATTGGACACATCTTTCGAAATTAAAGTTGAGCAAGATCTTAGGGACGCCCTCGAAACGATTGTCCGCATTGAAAGAGAATTCGTCGATTTATATTGTCAACTTAGAAAACTTAGTTTGGTTATTGGATCAGCCGATTACGTTCAACAATTTGGTAATCGACGAGAGCAGTCGCTTCAAAGATCCCTCTACAAAACGGTTCAAATCCTTGAAGAAATTCTTAAAGACATTCAAAAAACGATTAATACTGACGGGAACCCCCTCACCCCAGAGCATAGCGGATCTGTGGGCCCAAGTGGGGATATTGGATATGGGACAACGGTTAGAAACTTCATTAACGAAGTTCAGAGACAAGTACCTGACGCCGGACAAAATCAACCGGCACACTAAGGTAGTTTACAGTTGGGCCCCCAAACCGGGCGCAGTAGAGCAGATTCACACCGCCATATCGGACATTTGCTTCAGCCTACAGGCAAAGGATTATCTGGAGCTGCCAGAATGCACAATGCTGTATCATCCAATCATCCTTTTGCCGCAGGAAGCGAAACAGTACGAGGTGCTGAAGAAGGACATGGTGTTGAGTTTAAATGGCGAGGAGATAACGGCACCGACCGCGGCCGTGCTGGCAAATAAGCTGCTGCAGTTTACATCCGGTGCGGTTTATGATGAAGGCGGTAATACAGTCAATACAACCAACGCCAAGATCGAGTTTCTAGAATCGCTAATAGAAGAATCATCGGCGCCAACGCTGGTGTTTTACCATTTTAAGCATGCGTTACAGCGCATTCAGGCAGCGTTTCCAGAGGCGCAGGTTCTTAACGATGATAATATGCAAGACTGGCGCGACGGTAAAATTAAAATGTTACTGGCGCACCCCCAGTCAGGCGGTATTGGGTTAAACTTACAGTGCAACGCCGGCGACATAGCGCAGACAGTTTGGTTTGATTTACCATGGAGTTCGGAAAATTATATTCAGGCCAACGCACGGATTTATCGGCAGGGTCAGGAAAAACCCGTTATAATTCATCATCTTACGGTAGAGGACAGTGTGGATACTCAGGTTGTCAAGGTATTAGAAGGAAAAATATCTCGGCAGGACGCGCTATTAGAGGCGCTAAATTTGCATTAATATAGAGCATGAAACCAATAACAATTTATAAAGTCAACGCGGTAAGAACCAAACTGTCCGACGAGGAGATCGACCCCATTGAGCAGGATGAGCCGGAATCGCACCCTGAAATAATTGCGGAGGGGTGGGTGCCATGGGATGCGGAAGACCTTTTGGACATTCAAAGGCTGATTGAGAACCGCATGCCGGAGCAGCAGAAGGTTGTTTTAGAGGCGTTCTTGGAAGGCAAGTCCTATAAAGATATTGGCGTAACAGAAAAATATTGGCGTTGGCATTTTGCCAAGGGCATTGAGTTTATTAAGAAGGAGCTAAGGGTATGACTGTATTTGTTGTAGAACATATGGAAGACGGTATCATGCACATTGACGTGGAAGAAACCGAAGACTTGGACACAAACCAGTTTGGCAAGATTAATAAAATCTTTTTGTGTGAAAACCACGAAGAGGCAGACTGGGTAGTTAGTCAATTAATGGACGGTGTTGATGATGTCTCAATTTGATGTCATTAATAACCCGGGGCATTACACCAAACACCCTAGCGGCGTGGAGTGTATTACCGTAACGGAGCATATGAACTTTAACCTAGGAAACGCGGTTAAGTACATTTGGCGGGCGGATTTGAAAAATGATGCCATCGAGGATCTACGTAAGGCGAAGTGGTATGTGGAACGTGAAATTCAACGGAGGTTAAAAAATGTTGATTAAATTAGACGAAGACTTTACCGATGAATTAGTCGGTAAGATCTTGATTCAAAACTATATTAATTTGAACCAAGATATTGAAAGGGTCGAAAATACCAAAATGTGGGCCCATGAAGATGATGTTGCCCTATGGAAACGCGTGGTCTACGCCCTTGAAATTCTGGGCGAATGGTACGTGTATGATTTCAAGGGCAAAGTTGAGGAGGCCAAATCAGATGAAGAGCTTCAATAACTACGACCGCTTTGATCTGGAACAAGGTATTCTGGATGTGTGGGGAACCACCGAGCTGATTGACGAATACCTGCGCGAAAAGTTTGATGGGCCCGAGTACCTATCAGAGGACGATGAACACAACCGGCTGGCTGCCATTAAGGAAGTCCTTAACATGAAATGCCAACGGCTGTGGGATGGTTTTGAAATAATGATTAAGACCAAACAATTTAGCCCCAAAAAGGCCGTACTAGAAACAGAGGAAGATTTAAATGATTGACATTGAGAAAACCGTCGTGACGTTGAAATACACGTTGCAAGATATTAACGAACTGATTAACATGATGAACAAGCCCTTTGCTGTGCCAGTTTTGGCATGGGCTAATTACATTAACGACATTCAGTTACAACTTAAACCCCAGATTGAAAAATTGAACGAGGAAGAAAATGAACAAAAAGACTAAAGAACAATATGTCCCCAAGGGCTTGCCTAAGGATGGAATGCTTGACACCAAAACAGCCGAAGTTGCCAGCGCACTTGTTAAGGCGTTTATCAACAAGGAGGTTATGGGTGACCTGCACCGAACCATCCAGCAGGTAGAGGCCATGAAGGCCGCGCCACCAAAGGGCGTCCCTGAAAAATAATTTGCATTAATATAGTTAGGAGAACTATATCATGGCAACTAAACCCGGACTCTACGCAAACATTCACGCAAAACAAGAGCGCATTAAGGCGGGCTCTGGTGAGAAGATGCGGGCTCCGGGTGCCAAGGGTGCGCCGACCGCCAAGGCGTTTAAAGAGTCTGCTAAGACCGAAAAGAAGAAAAAATAATGGCAGTCAAACAGAATTTTAAATTTACGCCGGAGCATGCTGCTCAGGTTATCGAGCTGGGTAAGCAGGGTGCTTCCCAGAAGACCATGTACGCCTCGCTGGGCATCAGCAAGGCCACCGCGGCGCGTTTGAAGAAGGAAGACCCCAACTTCGCCGAGGCCATGGACATGGCGACGGTTCATGGTCAGGCATTTTGGGAAAAAGAAATCCTTGCCAACATTGAGAATAAGGCATTTAACAGCCGCCTGGCAGAAATCGCCCTGCGCGGCCAATATCCAGACGATTACCGCGAAACCCGCGACAGCAAGCTGGATGTTAAAGCCGAGGTGACAATTGATTTTGCTGGCGCTGTGGGTGACCTGATTACCCAACTCAAAAAAGCAGGTTAATCCGCCCCTACCGCGGTAAAATAAATATAAATAAAGGGCCCTCAGGGGCCCTTATTTTTTGCATTAATATAATTACCCAACACTCTCTAAAAAGGTAAAAATGGCTGCTCATGCACTCCTAAGCGCGTCAGGATCCAAGAGGTGGCTTTCATGCACTCCAAGTGCTAGACTGGAAGCCACACTGCCAGAACAACGACGAAGTTCTGGGTCGTTCGACTTTTCTCAGGAGGGCACTATGGCGCACTCTCTTGCCGAGATTAAACTGCGCCACCATTTTGGACAAATTGGATACGAGGAATATGCAAGAGAATTCGAAATCATCAAAGCGACGCCGTACTACAACGAAGACTTCGAGGCTGCGGTGGACGATTATGTCTTATACGTTCGCAGCCAAATTGGTGAAGGCGATAATCCATTATTTGAACAACGCGTGGATTTCAGCGACTGGGTACCTGACGGTTTTGGTACTGCGGATGTCATCATACTTTCCCGGTCAGCCGTCCGTGTTATTGACCTTAAATTTGGAAAGGGAATCCCGGTCTCAGCAATCGACAACCCCCAGCTTAGGCTCTATGCCCTTGGAGCTTGGAACAAGTTCAAGGACGAGTACCCGGAAATTAAAGAAGTCATCTACACCATCCACCAGCCCCGACTTGAAAGCATCAGCACCGACGCCACCAGCCTCCACAAGCTGGTTGACTGGGCCAACTACTACGTTAAGCCAAAAGCCAAGAAAGCGTGGAGCGGCGCTGGTGAGTTCCTCCCCGGAGAATGGTGCCAATTCTGCAGAGCCAAAGCGACGTGCCGCGCCCGCAGCGATTTTAACACCGAGCTTGCCAAACTCGAATTCAAAAAGCCAGCCCTCCTCAGCGATGACGAGTTCACCGAAGTCCTCGACAAAGCGAAAACCCTCAAAACGTGGGCCAACGACGTCGAAGACTACGCCCTCACCCGAGCAGTAAACCAAAACGTTGTGCCACCGGGCTACAAGCTGGGCACAACAGCCACCCACCGCAAGATCAAAGACCATGCCTTGGCAGCCATGGTGCTGGAAGAAAAGGGCATCGACCCCGCCAGCATGTGGGAGCCGCCAAAGTTAAAGTCCTTGGCTAACTTGGAAAAGTTGGCAGGTAAAGGACATGTGGTACAATGGCTGGGTGAGTTGGTGGTAAAGCCTGAGGGCGAGCCAAAACTGGTTAAGATCAAAGAGACCGCAAAGGATGACTTCGTATGAAATTCCGCAAGAAACCCGTGGTGATTGAGGCGACACAGTGGTTCGAGATGGGGGATCATCCGGCCGTGCGCTTGGGGAAATTCACTAAAAGGCCCCTTATTGATACCCTTGAAGGGGAGCATTATGTCCTCCCCGGCGATTGGATTATTACTGGCGTAAAGGGTGAGCATTACTCATGCAAGCCAGACATCTTTGAGATGACATACGAGGTGGCAGAATGAGTTCTTGGTTGATTGCCCTTGTGGGCTGTGTTTATTTCTGGATTGCTTGCGACCTGTTGTTTAAAGGCAACGTTGGGCTGGCAATCAGCTTTTTCGGTTACTCGCTGGGCAACGTAGGCCTTTACATGGTCTCGTCGGCGGGGTAACATGGAAAAAGAAAAGTACGTTGTTGAAGTTCACATCGACGCCGACATGGTTGAAGATTACGTTGACGACTTTAGGTTCCTTGTTGGCGGCCACCACCGCAAAGAGGTGCTTGCGCTGCGAAGTTCTATCCTTACAGTCATGACGCTTTTGTGGGAAAAACCTGATCTGCTGGAGAACGAGGGCGTTCAAAGCGAGTTGGTCAGAATTATGGCAATGAGAGAAGCTATGCTTGAGTTAGGAATTTTCTATGACGCATAGCCCAAATTGTGCATTAATATCTGTGTTAGTTAAGGTCTTCGAGCCGGTACCTTTAAACCCGGCTCACATCTAAAGAGGTTAAAAATGGCTAAATCCGCTAAAGTTAAGTTCGTAACCGGCAAGGTTCGTTTCTCGTTTGTTCACGTGTTTGAACCCGCAGAAACCCTGAATGGTTCCCTGAAGTACTCTGCTTCGATCTTGATCCCCAAGACCGACAAGGACACCGTAGAACGCTTCAAAAAGGCGTTTGAGGAAGTCAAAGAAGCCAACAAGGCATTCTTTGGCGGCAACATTCCCAAGCTGCTTAAAGGCGGTTTGCGTGATGGTGATGCAGAGAAAGACGATCCTATCTACGCAGGCCATTACTTTATCAATGCCAACTCCAACGAAAAACCCGGCATCGTTGACGCTGAACTGAACCAAATCATGGACAAGAATGAGTTCTACAGTGGCTGCTATGGTCGTGCCTCCATTACCCTGTATCCTTACGATGCCAGCGGTTCTAAGGGCATTGCTGCCGGTCTGAACAACGTTCAGAAGCTGGACGACGGCGAGAAACTTGGTGGCGCAACTAGCGCAGCGGCTGACTTCGCTGTGTAATTGAGTACCTTGTAGCAGGCGGGCGAACTACGGTGTGGTTCGCCCTTTTTTATCATTAACAAAAATAAGAATCCATGGATCAGTATCAAGAATATATTGCAGCTAGTCGTTATGCACGTTTCCTCGACGACAAGGGACGCCGCGAAACATGGGAAGAGACAACCCAGCGTTTTGTGGACTACATCTTTAGCCGCACACCGGCAATTACCCCAGACGAAAAACTGAAAGACAAAATTTATCACGCGATCAAAGACCTGAAAGTCATGCCCTCTATGCGGGCCATGATGACATCCGGCAAGGCAGCAGACCGCGATAATACATGTGTGTACAATTGCAGCTACCTGCCCGTGGATGACGTTAAGGCGTTCGACGAGGCCATGTTCATTTTGCTGTGCGGCACCGGCGTTGGCTTCTCCGTGGAAAGCAAGTATGTCAACCTGCTGCCCGAAGTGCCTGAAAAGCTGTTTGAATCGGATCACGTGATCGCGGTGCATGACAGCAAGGAAGGCTGGGCCAAGGCATTCCGTTTGTTGTTGGCTAACCTGTACGCCGGCGAAATTCCAAAGTGGGACGTGTCCAAGGTTCGCGCCGCAGGCACCCGCCTGAAGACGTTTGGTGGCCGCGCATCGGGCCCTGAACCATTGGTTGACTTGTTCCAATTTGCTGTTAATATGTTTAAGCATGCCCGCGGCCGTAAGCTGAATACGCTTGAGTGCCACGACATGATGTGTAAAATTGGTGAGGTTGTGGTGGTTGGCGGCGTACGTCGATCGGCCATGATCAGCTTGTCCGACTTGGACGATGAAAGGATTCGTCATGCTAAAGCAGGCCCTTGGTGGGAAACTGCGCCGCATCGTGCGCTTGCGAACAATAGTGCGGTCTATAACGAAACACCTACTGTCGGAAAGTTCATGGAAGAGTGGTTGTCACTTTACAATTCACATTCCGGTGAACGAGGAATTTTTAATCGTGAAGCTGCTCGCAAGACGGTTGAAAAGTACGGACATCGTGATCCAAACTTTGAGTTCGGAACTAATCCTTGCTCGGAGATTGTCCTTCGACCATATCAATTTTGTAATCTTACTGAAGTTGTCGCCCGCCATGATGACACCAAGGAAACCTTGATCGAAAAGGTTAAGCTGGCGACCATTTTGGGCACCATCCAATCGACGTTTACCAAGTTCCCGTACCTGCGCAAGGTGTGGCAACGTAACACCGAAGAAGAGCGTTTGTTGGGCGTGTCGATCACCGGCATTTACGACAGCAAATTGCTTTGCACCGAAGGAAAAGAGCTAAATGAACTCCTCGCAGAACTTAGGGAAGTTGCCCGTAGCACGAATGCAGAATGGGCAGACTTATTGGGAATTCCTCGGAGTGCCTCAATTACCTGCGTCAAACCCAGCGGCACCGTTTCTCAACTTACAGACGCAGCCTCCGGAATACATCCAAGACACAGTAAGTTTTATATTCGCCGGGTTCGAGGTGACAAAAAAGATCCGCTATCGCAGTTCTTGGTCGAGCAAGGAGTACCAGCAGAAGACTGCGTATACAAACCTGCCCAGACTACAGTATTTAGCTTTCCGCAACGCGCTCCAGCCGGACTTACGCGAGAGGATGTTACGCCCATCAATCATCTATCCCTCTGGCTTACGTATCAAAGGCACTGGTGCGAACACAAGCCCTCCGTCACCATTTCGGTTGAAGAGAAAGATTGGCCTGCTGTGGGCGCTTGGACATGGGAACACTTTGGCGAAATTAGTGGCGTGTCTTACTTGCCTTATGACGGCGGGACATACCGCCAAGCACCGTACGAGGAGTTTACTGAGGAAGAGTATTTGGCCCTGAAAGCCAAGATGCCTATCATTAAATGGGAAGAATTCCGCGAAATCACTGATAATGTGGAAGGAGCCCAAATGCTGGCTTGCGTTGCAGGTGTTTGCGAGATATGAAAATTTGCACTACGTGCTCATTAACAAAACTCCCGGAACAGTTTGCTAATGATAAACGCAGGCCGACTGGCAAAAACCCGCAGTGCCGGAAATGTCAGTCGGCGGCAAAAAAGAAAAAACGCGCAAATAATAAAGCTAATGCTGTTGAGTATTTGGGGGGCAAATGTAAGCGTTGCAGAATTGAATCAAAATGCTTAGATATTTATGATTTCCATCATAGAAATCCTGAAGAAAAAGAGTTTAGTTTAAATTATTTGGTTAACACCGATTGGAATAAAATTGTTACAGAATTAGATAAATGTGATTTGCTTTGCTCTAATTGCCACAAGATTACTCATTGGGAGTTAAGAAATAGCGTATAATTGAGTTTAGGGGGGAAAGCGGATGCTGGTTACTTGTTCTAGACAGGGCACATAAAGAGACACCAGACGCAGCGAGTACCCCACCTTTTATTAAACTGTCGGTACTTAGCAATAAGTACCGACATATTCAAACCGCTGATACGTCAGCCTGCCATAGGAGCATTATGATTTACTCGATCGACTTTGAAACACGCAGCCGCGCCGAACTGAAAGATGTTGGCCTTGACGTGTACGCTAATGACCCCAGCACAGAAATATTGTGCATTGCATACGGCACTACGCCGGAGAATGTACGGGTCGATAAACACCCCAACGCCCTGTTAGATCATGTCAGAAATGGCGGCAAGATCCAAGGGTGGAATTGCATGTTTGAATACGCAATCTGGAACTGTGTCTGTGTGCCTAAGTACGGCTGGCCGCCGTTGAAGCTGGAGCAGGTGATTGACTCCATGGCAATCGCCGCGGCCAACAACATACCGCAAGGTTTGGATGACGCCGGCACCTTCATGGATTCGGCCCATAAAAAAGACCCCATCGGGTCTAAGCTGATTCAAAAATTATGCAAACCCGACCGCAAGGGCGAGTTTAATGACGACCCCGATCTGTTGACCAAACTGTACGCATACTGCGTACAAGACGTTAAGACAGAAATGTCGATCGTCAAAGACCTGCGCAAACTCAGCGCCGACGAGCAGAAAGTTTGGGAGCTAACCCAGCGCATCAACCTGCGGGGTGTTCCAGTCGATCCGAATGAGCTTCAGAACGCCGTAAAGGCCGTAGAAGCCGCCCAAAAAGAGATCGATGATGCTACCCTAGCCTTGACCGGTTGCAAGCCCTCTGAGCGGGCCAAATTGCTGGCGTGGTTGAACGACCGCGGCGCCAATCTGGAAGACCTGACAGAAAAGACGGTTTCGGCCAAACTGGCGGCCGGCAACTTGAAGCCAGAAGTTAAACGTGCGCTGGAGCTACGCCAAGAGGGCAGCCAAACCAGCGTGGCAAAGTACGCAAAAATGTTGGAGGTGCAACGAGATGGAAGAATTCGAAATACATTGGTCTATCACGGCGCGTCTACTGGCCGTTGGGCTTCGCGTGGCGGACTTAATTTACAAAATATTGCTCGTCCCACTCTTAGCGATCAGCAGATTGAGGACGCAATTCCACGAGTCTTTGGGGACGGAGTTGGCACAATGCGAGAACTCTCTTCATTGGTTAGAAGTGCAATTAAAGCTGGCCGACGAGAGGCCTTCGTGGATGTCGATTTTAGCTCGATCGAAAATCGAGTGGGTGTGTACTTGGCGGGGCAAGCAGACAAGGTAGAGCTGTTCCGCAAGGGGCTGGATGAGTACAAGGTATTTGCCTCTGAAAGCCTCTATAACGTGCCCTACGAAGAGGTAACCAAGGACCAGCGGCAAGTAGCCAAATCTGCAGTTCTTGGCGCCCTTTTCGGCCAAGGCGCCAAGGGGCTGGTTAAGTACGCCGAAGGGATGGGGGTCAAGCTGACCGAGGCGCAGGCCAAGAACGCGGTGGATAACTATCGTAGCTCATACAGCAAGGTTAAGAACCTATGGGCGCTGTGTGAGCATGCAGCCATTCAGGCAATCCAAAACCCCGGTGAGCCATTTGACGCCGGCCGCAAGCTGGTCATGAAGGTTGCCAAAGATGCGCTATGGATGCAGTTACCCAGCAAGCGGCTAATTTGTTGGCAGCGCCCCGAGGTGGATATGGTCACTACACCGTGGGGTGCTCAAAAGCCCGGGGTTGTTATTAGCAGCCAGAACACTTACACCAGAGCATGGGGTAGGAATCAGCTTATTGGCTCTAGCATCTTCCAATCCGGAGTACAGGGAACCGCCAGAGATTTTCTTGCCGAAGGACTTATTCGTCTTGAAAACGCCGGTTATGAAGTGGTTAACTTGATCCATGATGAATTTCTTCTGGTAGTTCCCGAAGACACAGCGGAAAAAAGTTTAAAAGATGTTGTAAAAATTGTCACAACTACCCCGAGTTGGGCCCCAGATATACCATTAGCTGCCGAAGGTTGGTTTGGAAGCCGCTATCAAAAATAAGGCGAATTTGTCCAAACATTTGCATTAATATGTGTAGATGTTTGGAGGTAATTATGACAGTATGTTACAAATGTAAAATCGATAAACCAATTTTTGAATTTTATAAACGGTCCAATGAAAAGTATTATAGGGGTTGCAAAGAATGTGAAAAACTAATGTTCAACACATTTAGAAAAAACAACCCCCATATATCCCATTTATCAAATGCAAAACAAAGAGCAAAAAAGTTTAATTTACCCTTTGATTTAGATAAAGAATGGTTTTACGAAAATTTAAAGACTTCTTGTCCGGTTTTTGATATACCTTTTTCCGAAGGAAAAAATAACCCGTCTATTGACCGAATAATTCCAGAAAAAGGCTATTTAAAAACAAACTGTAGAATAATTAGCCATCGCGCCAATACAATTAAAAATGACGCTACATTAAACGAACTACGATTATTAATAAAATATTTAGAAAATAATTAACACTTCCACTTACGCAGGGATTTGTTAATCCGTGAGTCCGGATCCTTGGCGGTTTCGGACGACGTAAGTTTTTCACGCATCCCTTCCATCCGGGCGCAAAATGAGTCCCGACGAGAGCCCCCTTCCGGCTGGGGGGCTTTTAGGTGGGCGCCGTGTTCGCGGTTGTACGAAGCACGACCAAGGGCATTCAGGCCACCTTCGGGGTTTTTACCCTCGGACCGTTGCCAAGCCGGTGTGGCATGGCCGCCTTCTTTGTAAGCGTGGATCATACCACCGGCTTTTTTGGTAATGTCGGGGTTTGTGGGATCAAAGGTACCAACGTTACCAGTGGCAGATTTAATTTGTGTTGGGTTATAAAGGCCTAGATTCTTTTCGCCGCCTTCATTAACATAGAATGAATCATGGCCTAAATCTTTAATTGCCTGTTGTACGTGTGGCTGTTCCACTTGGGCCCAATTACCCGTTGGGTTTTGCAACAGCCGTCGCATCATGTTTACATCCCATTCCTTAGGATCCATTTTACCCAATACCGCTTCAACGTGGGCGGGGTTTTCGTAATCAAAAGGATTTTTAGCGTTAACATGAACCTGCATGACGTTAGGCCCAGTTGGTAACTGTTGCTGAACCATATAGTTCAACTCATCGCCAGAATATGTTTTCTTCTGCTTGGCTAATTTTTCAGCTTGATCCATCATGGCTTTTTTGGCATCAGGATCCAAAGCCATAACAGCTTTATTTGTTAACTTATCTTGGCTGTCATAGGAAAATCGCTTTGCAAAATCCGGGTTGGATGTTACGAAGGTTGCGTTTGAGGTGCCGGGTTTAAATTGTGTAATATCGGCGGAGGTGCCATGGTACATTGGAGTTTGTACCTTGCTGCTTTCTATGTATTTAGCCAAATTGGCTTCCCGCTCAGTGGCGGGCAGCACTTTTTTTGCTAGACTCGCAATTCCTTCAAGTATGCCAATCTTACCGCCGCCACCGTAGCCTTCAATGTGGCCGCCTTCAGCATGGCCGGCGTCTTCCATACTGCGCAAATAATCTTCAGAAATGAATTGAGGATTTTTTGGATACGAGAACCAAGCATTTCCATGGGGGTCTCTGTTTGGAAAACGCGATTTATATTCGTTATACCAATCAGGAACCATTATGTTTTGAGGCACGGGGGCAAATTGAACGCCTTGGTCTTTACCAGTAACTGCCCAATCATAATCGGGGTGATAGTCTTTGGTATAAAACGCAGGGGTGTCTTTATCCACACTAAACAAACGAGTACCAATGGAACTTGTTGGCGCACCCTCAGTTAATGGATCGCGGTGTGATTGCAAAATATCTTCGTAATTTGGTAGAGCTATCCCGCTTTTAGTTTTACCTACACCTTCGCCGGTGCCCAATATATCTGCCAAAGCTGCGCGACGGGCAAAAGTATCAGTACCCAATTCTTGCGTAGCAAATTTATCACGAATATCAAAAGGCTGCGGAAACACCAACGTCTTATTTTTTCCCGCTCGCATTGTGGCAATACGGTTATTAATTAAATCAATCTGATCCGGAGTTAAGTCCCGAGCATAATGATTTTCTAAAATATCGTTAGTAACTGTTTTATTGGACTTTAATTGGTCCGGTGCGCCAATATATGTTGACCAAATGTTTTTATCGCCGCCACGGTTAACAATGTCTTGAGCATGTTTTTCGGCGTCATTCATCCAAACAACATTATTTGCCTGATGCAGCGGGCTAATGTTTTGGAAATTTGGGAACTGGTTGCCGCCCATACGGCCGTCATGAACACCAAAATTATCAGATTGTGTCAGTTGTAAATATTTGCCTTCGTGCGGTGCAAGGGCCTCGCTGGCCCTTACAATTTGTGTTGGCCGCGGTGTAAAAATGGAACCGACCGCGTTTTTGATTTCAGGGGCGTTACGTTCTAAAAAACTAAGTCCCTGTTGCACCAACTTTCCCCCGGCGTACCCCTGAATCTGGCCGCCTTCAGCGTGTTGTTCAGGTTCGGCGGGCGTAGTAAATTTACGTTCGAGGTAATTAATTGCGGGTGCGGCCACACTGGCGCCAGTGCCAATTAAGTCGGCAATTGGTTTAAACCTTGCAGGCAGTACCTTTTTAGCGCCGGCCGCAATAATGGGTGCGCTGGCGCCAACCGCTGAAACAGTTTTCTCAAACGGATTTTGTGCCTGCAGATAATCACCAACGTTATAACCAACAGCGCCGCGTTTCAGCGTGGGCGACTCGGAGGCACTTTGTAATCCAGATTGAACCGCAGATGCAATTTTACCGGGCATCGTTGGTTGGATTTGAGTTAAACGTTGGCTACGTAATTCCGCAGCCATTTTGGCTTTGTTGTTTAAGTCGGCCACAGCAGTTTTTCGTGCGGCTTCTTTTTGCGCAACATCCCGATCATAATCGGCTTGCGGAATCAACAAGTTTGACGTGCCTTGTTTGACTTTATAGCCGGGGTTCTTGGCTTCCAAGGCATCCGCTTGGGCGTGTAAATCAGCTTCATGCGCCATGCTGGTGCCGCCAAGATAACCACGGCTATATTGGCCGCCGGTTTTTGGATCTTTGCCCATGGCCCAATTCACCACATCTTCTGGGCCTTGTGGGCGAGGTGGTTGGCCTGTAGCAATCACACGCTGACGCACCTGTTCAGGCGTTTCATAAGTAAACGCAGGTGCCGCAGCAGGTGCGGGGGTTGGCGCAGGCGCTGGGGTTCCAGCCAAACGCCGGAATCCACCAGCAGCGATCGCTGGCACCGCAGCGCCAAGAGCGCCGAATGCTGCATTGGTTACGTTACTGACCGCTGGAACTTCTTGCTGCGGGCCTTCGGTTGTTGCGCCGGGTAACGATTTATGTTTGAATTCGTTTAAAAATTCTGCGTCCGATAAACCTTCTTTTAGATATGCATCGCGGTCAACATTATGAAGTTGCGCAAGATGGGCGGCAACTTCAGCCGGCGTAGTATCCGGTTCTTTTAATGCTGCGTCTACGTCAAAATACTGTTCGGCCATAATTATCGTGCCTTAATAAATTTGTCAAACTTACTGCTTTTAGCCGCAGCAACAGCCTCATCGGGCGAAAACTTCTTAATTACAATTGGAGTACCTGATGTAATAGCTTGTTCTTTTGCAAGATGTTGATCCAACTTTTGATCGTAATCTTTAGACTGGATATAGTCGCCCCAAGTTTTTCCGGGATTTTGTTTTTGCCAACTATCACGGAAATAGTTGTGGTTATCCACAACAAACTGGGCGTTATCCCGAGTAATTTGGGCGTACAACTTATTAGTTGCTGCGGTGTAATCCGGGCTAACACCCTTACCTTGTTGGCCCAATTTTTCAAGGCCGATACCCAAACGTGCGCCCTTGAACATTTGCGCGGTATATTCAATACCCAGCTTGGCTGCGTCAGTTTGAATGTCAGCCAATTTTGTACGTTGTTCAGGTGTAAACGTAGTTGAGGCAATTAAGTTTTGGAACACTTCAGGCTTCAACG